CAAAATCGAATGGTCATTGAAATACAATAGACCCGTCAAATCAGTTTTGGCTGTTGATAGGGCTACTTCTTCGGCGACAACGCTTATTGTTACAGACCCAGGTGTCTTTAACACCGATGACTTAATTCAAGGCCCAGATGGTGAACAATTGATTGTTACTGCCGTTTATGGTGGAACACAACTCACTGTTAAGCATTGGGCAGGTTCAGCACACAAACAAACTCTTGGCGATGTAATCGCTAGGATTGGAGGTGCAACCCCACAAGGAAAGGTGGCTGATGACATGGTCACAACCGGTTACGAAGACCTTTACAATTACACCTCAATTTTGGAGGATGTTGTAGATTTGTCTGGCACAGAAAACGAGGCTCTCATAAGGGGTCACGAAAACTCTGGTCAGCTTATCGCGAGAAAGCAACAGGAACTTGCAGAAGTCTGGCAATCTCAGATGGTTTTGGGTATCCGTGCTAAGGACGATGCCTCAAAGACGACAACCTGCGGAGGTATCAAGAATTTAATTGATACTTATGCTGCAGCGAACGCTATTGATTTTGGCGGTTCGGCTCGATGGAACTCCACCGGAAACGATGGACCTATGGGGAAGATTGATGATGCACTTGATTTATTGAGTGCTAAAGTCTTTGACAAACCGACTATGTACGTTGGTGCGAAGTTTATGAGAAAGTTCAAATATGCTTTGGCAGATACCAGCGTTCTAGCTTCTGCGGACCTTACGGGTACAAAAGGAGTTGGAGTAGTTGGAACGTACCTTTCTCACCTTTACGGCAAAATTAGTGTTGTTCAACTTCAGGAAAGAACTGGATGGATGGACGACTTGGTGTTCTTGGTTGACGAAAGTGACCTTGGACAAAAGGCCATGAAGGGTCGTGAGTGGCAGACTTATCCTCTAGCGAGGGTAGGTGACTCATTCCGTTGGCAAATCTTGTCAGAGAGAACTGTGAAAATAGGTAATCCCTATGCTCACTGTTATCTGTATGATTTGGGAGCTTAATAAAAAGGCTCTAAGTGAGGCAAGAACCCTCGGGCAACCGGGGGTTTTTGTTGGCTAAATAGAGGGAGGGGGGTGTGCGAGGGAGTGTACCTCTGTTACACTTAAATATGAGGATTGGAGGTGAGACATAAAATGGCAGAATATACTACATCAGGCAGAACTGTGTTTGTTTTGGGAAAAGAAATTAACGGAAATCATGAAGCAATAATTGCTGCAGATTCTGAGGAATACACTCTTGACCCAGCAACGATTGTTACTTACTCGAGTGGACTAGCGGAATTTCCTTATAGTGTCTGAACTATAGGTTAGTGTAAGACTAACAACATGTTATCGAATTGGAGGACTTCGGTCCTCCTTTTCGTTTTCTGAAACAAAATTAAGCTATAATTAAATATATGACGTTACAGATTTGCCCACAATTTTTTGGTACTGTTGCAGACATCATGGCGATTATTGCTCCCAATAAGGGGGGTACAATTCCCGATGAAAGCTCCGAGGAATATGGTCAATGGCTTTTGGCAATTCAATTAAAATATGAAGAGGCTTCCCGCAGGGGTTTTTGGCGAAGACTTCTTAAAATGGATGATGGGGAAACTCTCAAGGCGGGTGACACTTCACTTACAATGCCTGACGATTTTCAGAGAGCAAATTCCCTTTATATTTTTGCTGTTAATGGGATTGACCTTGCCGACCCTGATAGGATTCCTGATGGACAATCAATTTTTGCCCAAACCATAACCGACCCCGAAGACACAGATTTTGGTAAATGGCAATTAAATTTCAAGAAACCGATTGACGCAGATACAAGTGATGTAATACTTTGGTATTGGTGTACCCCTCCGAAACCAACCACAGGAAGCGACCCAGTTCTCTTACCAGGAGATATGATAGCTTTTGGGGCTATGGTAGAGATATTTAGGGCAAGTAATCTTCAGGGGTCGCAGGATGACGCCCGAGAGGAATATGAAAATAGAATCAACACTTATTTAGGTTTGGAGTCAATTCCTGCTAGAAATGAGATTCTCAAATTTGTGACCAACCCGAGTCACTTAGATAGGACTGCAAAAGCAAGAATGCAATATGGTCAAAGACCCGACAGAATAGGAAGAAATTATTGACATATAAATGAAATGTATGAAACATATAAATTATCCCAAACACAGAAAGGGAGGTGATGTATCTTGACATTTGTCTACGGTAAAAGACGGTTAAATCCCCAAAAAATAAGAGCGGGCTCTTCAGGATTTCCCTGATGGTTGGAACTCTCTCCCTCAGGCTTCAGCCTTAAAAGACACAGAATTAGCAGAACTCATAAATGGAATTTATTCCCAGTACGGTTCAATTTCTAAAAGGAAGGGTTGTCAGATTGTCGGAGACGCTCCTGAAGGTTCAACTGAGGTTAATAATTCTAGGATGTTTTACAACATCGGCGGTGAAGATTATCTACTTAGAATTACTGACCTTGGAACGGTTGAAAGATATAACTTTACCACGGGGGTTTGGGCACTTTTAACGGGAACCCCTCCTGTAGGATATTCGGGGGATGACCCGACTTTTACTGATGATTCTCCTGTTTTTGATGCCTCTGTCTTTGTGAACATGGTTCAGGCAAACAGCAAAATTTACTTTGCCAGTGAAAAAGACAAAATGGTTATGTTTGATGGAACTGCTTTTAAGATTTTTAATGACCTTGCGGACCCGGGAACCCGACCTACTGTGGTCAAAGGAGGAACCGGTACAGGAACCAGAACTTACTACTATCGTTACACAGATTTGAACGATTTTGGAACCACTCTTTGTTCTCCTGCAAATGATGGTGGGCAATCGGCAGGGGCGGGTTTTTACGATAGTATGCCTGAAATTACAGCAGCCGATTATTTGACGGTCACACTTCCTGCTCCTGTCGCGGAAACCACCCGAAGAGCACTTTATCGGGGTGATGTAGCGGGTGAGGAATTCTTTATAGCTGCACTAGATGCCGACCAGACGGTTTATGTTGATAAAGGTAACGATACACCTTCCACAGCCTTTGCAGTGCCCTCTGAGAACACTACAGGGGGTTACCACTTCTACTTATTGGATGTTTATGCCGATTCTTTGGTTGGAACCACCACTGAACTGGGTAAAGATATTCTTGTTTGGTCCGCTGGGGCTGGTATCGGAATTTCTCTTAATGACCCGTTTTCCGAGGGAACTTTTGAATCTTTTGCCATGGCTGACGGAGCAGGTTTTGACGATTACCAACGGGGAGACGGACAAAGTATAAATGCTATTAAACCTTTTTCTGTTGCCAACGCGGATGGACTGGCGGTCTTCAAGGATGCCCGGGTCGGACTTTTAACATTTGATTCCCAGGGCGGAGGAAAAATTCAGAATGTCAACGTCATCCGCGGAACCATGTCTCCCCTTTCTCCTCAGGTCGCGGGAGACAATATCAGATTTTATTCTTCTGAAGGGGTTGCTTCCCTCGGACACGAACAGAATTTTGGAACCATTCTCCGTTACACGGTCATGTCTCTAAAAGCTGATGCTCTGACAAAAAGGGTTACACCAGCCAATCTTGGAAAAGTTTGTTCTGAGTATTACAACAATCTTTCTTTGTTTGGAATTTCCACTGGGACTGCAGATGCAGGAAATGATACGGTTTTAGTTTTTGACGAAAGATATAATACCTGGAGTGAATGGACAGGACTTTTTCCTGCAATTTTCTTCAGAGCAATCAACCCTATAACTAAGATTGAGGAACTTTATTTTGGTGACTCTAAATCAGGAAATCTCGTTAAGATGTTTACCGGGAAGACTGACTATGCAACTTCCACCGGGTCTGGGACTAAAATTACTCTTTCAATTACGACCAAACAATATGATGCCAAACTTCCCGACCAATTCAAAAAATATGACAAAGTAGTTTTAGTCTTTGGTTCTTTATTTGGAAATGGGACTACGGTTCAGGCAATCGCCATGGGAGAAAATGGAATCGAACAATATCCGCGTTACAGGATTTCAACTGACCCGACTTACTCGGGTTTTGGAAATGATGAGTGGGGAAATCAAGAGGTTGGAATGATGACTGAAGGGGTGGAGGCATCTTCTTTCTTACTTCGTTACATAAATTTAAGACAACGCGACCTTTTCTGGGTCAAACTCAACCTACAGGATGATAGCATTGAGGGGGAAATGACACTTATCGGAATGT